TCATTTGTTTTGCTGGCACCGTACTCATCAAAGACACCAACGTATGGCTCAAATCCATCAATTGCGCCAGTTTCTTTCGATAAATACGTAACGTAAGATTCATCGATCAAATTTTTCAACTCGTCTCGCACGCGCTTTGTCGCCTTTTTGATCTCAGCATGTTTTGCGCGTAATGCATCCAGTTGTTTCCTTGCCATTTCAAAAGCAATTTTGGCTTGGTCTTTCGCGTTTGCGGTACAAAATATCTGTCGAGACATTGCCGGGTTCTTTCCAAAAAGAAACTCGTATAAAACAATCCCAGCAATCAGAATTGTTTTACCATTTTTCCTAGCAACACTGATAAAAGCACGTTTAAAACGGCGTAGTGCTTTATCCTTCTTATGTCTCCAACCATATATATTGCCGATAATAAAGCGTTGAAAATTTGCTAGCGGATAAGTTTTTCCTGTTTTCACATCCGGAAGCATCTCAAGAAAATCGATTGCTTTTTTTGATTCTTGCGGATTATAAACATACTTCCAACTCATTTTCGGAATCTTTAATAGATCGCGAAGGTGACGCATACAGGCATCGTAAACTTTTTTGCATGATTCGATCTCTCGTTCGACTATGAGAACAGCATACGCATACGTATCGTCTTTGTATTGATCAGGTATTTGATTATAGTCAAGCACACATATCCCCTCTCTTTTTATCCGAACTGATCAAATATACTTTTCGGCTTCTCACCTTCTTTAGGCAGGAAGATCCTCATTCTAGAATCAACTGTTAATCCAAGATTGCCAGCGCAACTTTTGATTTGAGAACTAGCCTCAGCCATAATTGATATCGCCGGGTTCTTTTTTGTTTTAATCGGGATTTCCATGATATTTACAACTTCATTCCCATCTTCATCAATGCTTGTTTCTTGGATTTGACCAATCGCATAAATACCATTTTTTTGAACTTCTGATTCGGCTTCTCTATACAATTCGTACCAGGTGCAATAAAGTTCCAGCATCGCTCGATCAAGATTTCTAATCGGCATTTCGTCCAATTCTTGTGATACCCTTTGATACTCATATCGAGCAATTTTCCCTAAGTGCTTTGGTGGTGTATTCTGTAATTTTTTGAAAGGATCGGAAGCCGATTTCTCCGCATTTGTTCTAATTTCTTTCTGATCATTCGTCAAATGAGATTTGTTATTTTTCAAAGGCTTTATTTTCCTTCCAGCCATCGCGATCACCTCCAAAAAAATATTTCAAAAACGGAAAATTGGTCACGGAAGAGGGCAGCGTTGTTTCGTCTCCCACAGACCCCGCCCCGTACAAAAAAAGTGGGGTACTAATCCCCACTTTCAGCCTATATATAAATTTTTCTCCCACTTAATAGAGAATTAATTGTTCATTTTTTCGTTTCTTTTTTTGTTTTTATCGTGTGACAGCTGTCGCACATTGGTTGTGTGTTATTTTTGTCTAGTCGTCTCTCCCAATCGACGCGGATAGGTACAATGTGATCGGCTAGCGTTGCGTCTCCACCACACACGCAGCACACGTAATAGTTTTCATTTAGTACTTGTTTGCTCAAGGTGCGCCACGGCTTCGAGTTGTAGAAACGCATGAGATCGTTTTGGTATTTCCAGCGATCTTTATTGTATGAGCGGAACTCCTCTCTTCTGCTGTCGTGATCAATCAATACTCTTTTCCCATTTACAAAAGATAACTTTTTAGGTTTGCTCATTTGCTCTCACTTCCGCAGCGTGTGCATTAATCATCGCCTTGGCGATTGTAAGCTTACCGTCCTGACCTAGCTCACTAATATCTATGCCGAACTTTTCCCGCAATGCTAATGCATTGTGATCAGCAGTCAAAGACTTTTCTATTAAATAGTAGGCTAGTGCGCAGGCTTCTTTTACTGTTACTCCATACATGATGATGATGGAATTGAATAGATCTGCAATCTGATTCAAATCTTTTTCATTTTTAAGATCTTCTAATTGTTTTAAGAAACTTTCTTTTTCTAACATAGTTTCCCTCCTAAAAAGAAGACGCTACGAATGAAGATAAGGAGTGAACTCAACTCCATTCTATTTTTTATTTGGCGTCTTTCTTATTGGCCTTTAAGAATAAATGAAAGCGATGAGGAGATTAGCCCCCTTTCGGTTTATGAGTTATGTGAGTAGCCCAACAACCATCTCTCTATTCTTTTTGACACTATCATATTATCAAGATAAATGACCGCAATGGGTCGGAAAATGACCGCGAATTGACCGCAAAAGATCGGAAAATGACCGCTTAATTATTAGTCGTCTAAATCCACCAATGGCTCTGTCTCATTTTTGAGGATCAATAACCCGATCGATTTGCAAAATTGAATCAGCCCAGCTTGACTCTCTTCCACTATGGCGGTCTTGCCTAGATATGTTCGTTCTGATATTTCTCTAACTCCTATGCTGTAAACATACCGCAACATGAAAATCTGTCTCCGTCGCTCTGTTCCTCCGTGTTTTAAGGGATTCGCAATCGACAAATACCCTTTTCCAAAAAGTCTGTGTAGTTCTTCGTATTCCGGCATGTATTCCTCACGTTCAATCAAGAAACGTTCTGCATCTCCGTCGTATTCGCGATGAGGAGTGGACGGAATCGGATTAAATGATTGTGTCATTTTAGGCATTCTGTTTTTTCCAACCTTTTCTCGAACGGCTCCGTATTGAATCATAAATGTTTCGAAGTTAAGCTTAGTAGCTTTGAGATCAACCTCACTAGAATTAGGGATACGATATTTCTTTGGATCAAATAGCGCCATAATCTCTGATTCCTCCTACTGTCTGTGTTATAATATACTAGTCAGATATATTTAAGATGGTCGGAGGAATCCGGCTTTTTTTATTTAACGGACTATTTCCAAATTACTATCAATGTCCGCTGGTACGTTCCCTTTCCATCGATAACTGTTTTTACGAATTAATTCATTGTAAGAATTTGCGGTCTTGTTGGCTCTAATCTTTGCTTGCTGCGCCCAAGAACGTTCCTCATCACTCGGACTCTCTTTATAGGTTTCGTAAACGACAAGATCGTTTTTGTAGTTAGCGATCATCGCACGAGCTGTATCTTCAACTTCCTTGAGCTTATTATAGTTAGTGGCATCGTCTATCTTCTGATCAGCATAATCGATCTTATTTCCAATATAAGTATCTAAGAGGCGGCATCCACTAAGAAGAAATATAAGTGGCAAAACTAACAATATTTTTTTCATATCATTCCCCTTGGATTCTAACCACAGGATTTGCTACTTCAAAAGGTTGATCTGAATATAAATATTCACCATTCCACTCGATATATTTTCCGTCCGGTGTAAAGAAGAATATGCCGGAATCATTTTCCCCATATGCTCCATCAATATCTGGTAACCATCTGTTTCCATCACGATTGCGTGCGCCTTCCCCATAGGTTGGCATTTCATAATATTCAGAATCTGGCGTTAAGTACGAGTTAAGGCTGACTACTTTCCCTTCAACGACATGACTGCCAATAATTGTGCCATGACTGATTAATACAACATATCCTAACGGCATATCAGCAATCGGTACCGTCACCTGTTGCGCTTTTTCGCGTTGTCCATTTATCCAATATGCTCGTCTGATCAAGCTATACCGTTCTAACGAATAGTCAATGTCAGTCGGAGTGGGTTGGTTGGAAACCAGCTTATCTCCAACTGATTTCGTTTGAACTACATCCTGTCTTGATTCAGATGACGTACTTTCTTCACATCCTGTTAATACAATTAGAACTGCTGCCAATAGTAAAATCCCTAAAGTTTTCTTCATTTTTCGTCCTCCAACGCTTTTTTTAATACAATTACCGCGACCATAATAATCATCACGGAAAACACAAAACCTAAAACTGATATTGTTTCCATCCAATCCTCCTTTATAAAATTAGTTAGATACTTTTGAAGTCAATGGACCTTATGCGCTATAATTAACTAATCAGATTGATACTTTCTGAAATAATACGAAGTGGTGATTTTTATGATCGATTATTTTTCTCTTTACAAAACCTGTCTGCAAGTAATTAGTGAAAAGAAGCCTAAACAACTGTTCGATTTTGTTGATTATATGAGCGATGAAAAGGTTGTCACCGATGCCTTGGCATCGGGTACTAATCAAGAGCTTTTAATGCAAGATACTCTTGAAGTTGTAAGGAACTTAGTTGACGATGGGTTAGTACGTGCTACCCCTCTAAGAACAAAAGACGGAGAAGATTATTTTTTCGATGGTCTGACTACTTCGGGCCATTCATACTTGGAAGCGTTAAAATCTCCTGACTTTGTAGCTAGAGCTAAGACATTCCTCAAAGAGGAAGGCATTCCACTAACTCCTCAAGCGGTAACTAAAGCTTTAGCTAATTTATTTCTTTAATTCTTTTGTGACACCTACTCTCGTATAGCTAGGTGTCTTTTGTATTTTTTTGGAATACTGACTAACCGAACAGCGTCATCTGCCCGCTTGGTTCATAGTTACACCACAAAACTTCTTGACGACTAGCTCCTGATTCTGCTTTACTATTAAATTTCAACTTGTACCATCCATCTAGTTTTTCGTTATACATTTCACTTTCGTATCCCGACAAAATGACAGTACCCTCGAAATTGCAAAGAATATCCAATAATTCTAGATGTTCTTTATCCGAAAATTCACAAGCATATAATCTTTTTGATCTTGTATTCATTAAATAAGGAGGGTCAACATAAGCTAGAACATCTTTTCGGTTATACCTGGTTAATAATTTTGTTGCATCCTGCTGCTCAATTTGTACACCTTTTAGTCTAAAAGCTACTTCCTCAACCCTTTCCCAAACACTAGCCCATTCGGCAGCTGTATCCGGTCCGTTAGAGCTGATAATTGACCGCCATCCAGTTTTATCGCTGGTCTTTGCTCCGATCGCCTGCCAGCATCTAACCATAAGTCTTCTCGCATCCTCAACAGGATCATCGCTTGTCTCATAACTATTTAAGTACTCTTCTCGGCTGTGAGGCGTTAAAAGTATTTTATCGATCAGTTCATTCGGTTGATCTCGACATACTCTGAAAAAATTCACAATTCTAGAATCAACATCATTTATTGTTTCAACGTTAGCAGCTGGTTTGTTAAAGAAAACTGCTCCTGATCCGAAAAATGGTTCAACATAGGTTTCGTGTTCTGGCATCAAGTCGATTATTGTATTGGCCAGGGTCCATTTGCTTCCAGGATAGTTTAATATTCTTTTCATCTCATACAAGCCTCCTTGCTATATCATAGATAACCGGGACCGTCACCGAGTTTCCAGCTTGCTTGTATAGTTGACTGTCTGAGTTCACTTTTTGCGCTCGATCAAAAGCCCAGTCGGGAAACCCTTGCAGTCTCCAGCACTCCCGCGGCGTTAGTTTCCGGATCACATATCCATCTTGCAAAATATTGTTCTCATGCCAACTGTTCGCTGATAGTGTCGGCGCTATTTCGTGCTTTCCGCCTTTGTTGTAACCTCTCGGCTTTTGTATTATCTTCGGTTCTTGCCCTCCACCTTGCATTGTTGATAAAGTCGGCGCTATCCCTTCTGTACTGTAAACTCTCGAATTTTGATCGTGACTTCCCGGAAGCCTTCCGGCAATCATAATACCGTGACGATCTTGAGCAGTTAATGTAAACATTTCCTCCCCGTCTTTTTTAAACCGTCTGCCATTTTGCCTTTTTTCGATTCGATCCGGCGTTAGTACCGGGATAGCTATTTTTCTAACATTTTTGTAGTCAGTTGCGAGTAATGTTCCTGTTATTCCTGCTGCATTGTATACGACATCCTTGTCACCCCATCGGTTTGAGCCGATAGGTCTAACGCTTCCGATAATGTCTATTTCATTGCGTTGTATATCAGTGCTTCTGCTTGGGCTTTCGAAAGGAAAAATTTGCTCGGTACGTTTTCCTCGAGAATGTCCGATAACGAAAACTCGCTCCCTGTTTTGTGGAACGTAGTCTTTAGAGTTATGCACTTCCCATTCCGCATCATACCCAAGTTCATCCAAGGCTCTGAGGATCGTCTCGAACGTAGCCCCTCCTTCGTGATTAAGCAGTCCTTTGACGTTCTCAAGGAATAAAAACCGTGGTCTGAGAATAGATGCGAACCTTGCAATCTCAAAGAAGAGAGTTCCTCTAGTATCCTCGAAACCTTGCCGCTTTCCAGCGATTGAAAAAGCCTGACACGGAAATCCTCCACAGATAATGTCGATATCTCCGATTCCTCGAATAAATTCATCTGAAACTGATGTGATGTCATGCATCTCCACCTCTCCTTCTGTATTATGAATTGCTTTATAACTTGCTCTCGCAAACTTATCTATTTCACAAAAGCCGACACATTCATGACCGGCTTGTTCCATTCCAAGACGGAAACCACCGATACCTGCGAACAGATCTAAAAATTTCATTTTCCGTCTCCTTTCTAGTTGGTTATTTTTATTTTTTAGTAATTTTACATGGTTCAATTTCTCTTAAAAGTTCACTAGCAACGATGTCAGGCTCAAATATATATTTCTTTTCGCGCCCGCCCGGGTTTATATTAATCAACCACGAAGGAATGCATTGTAATGCCATAAAACCTGTGCAAACACAGTTTTCATTAAATTTAGCAAAACACTTCGTTTCTTCTGCTATCTCGTCTGCGTTTTCACTTGTGACATACACCGCTCGCACACGCTTGTTTTTAATATTTCTATGCTGTCCTACTACTTCAAATATTTTCCAATCAACCACGATAGACCTCCTATTCCGTAATCTCTTCGACTATTTTGGTGGATTGTGGAATCAGCTCACACTAATTTCATCAATTTCATAAATGTTGTACCAGCTAGGTAAATATTTGTGCTTTATGAACCAGTTTTGAATTAAGTCATCTAGTTCTTCCCTGTGTTCTTTTGTTACATCATCTAAATAGTCTTCGGCAAACTCTCCTCCGTCTTCATAAGCAGCTTCCTGGATACGTTCTAGTAAATCATCAACGTTGAAAGGTATTCCTGGACAGAACGCTTGTCCCACATAAAAGCTAGTTAAAACTTCTTCTGGTGTACTTCCCATTTCATCATCCAAGTACCCGTCTTCTGGATTCTTGTTAAATGTTTGAATTGACTTGATACCAAATTCCACTGCTTCTTCTTTAGTGTCAAAATATTCAGCAGCTTGCCAGTATTCTTCATCTATAGAACACATCCATTTTTCGTGCATTTCTTTACTCATTTTCTTCTCCTCCTATTCCGCTATTTCTGTCGTTAATTGACTGTATGAACTTCTTGCGCCAGTCCCTGATATGATCCATCTTC